AATGCTCCTACAACTTCTACATTATCAGTAGTTGCAACTGATGCTAGAATATTAGCCTGTTTTGGAACTGAAACATCAATTGGAAATACATCAACTCAAGATAAACTCTTTATTCGTTGGTCTGATCAAGAAAATTATAACGAATGGACACCTAATGTAATTAATACAGCGGGTTCTCAACGTATAGCTGGTGGTAGCGAAATAAGATCAGCTAAACCTGCTAAAGGAACTATTTTAGTATGGACTGATACAGCACTTCACTCTATGGCGTATATAGGTCCTCCTTTTATTTATGGATTTAGACAACTCGGTAACGATTGCGGAGCTGTAAGTTTAAATGCGACTATTATAGTAAATGATATAGCATATTGGATGTCTAATGGTACTTTCTTTAGATATGCTGGAACAGTTCAAGAAGTTCCATGTTCTGTTATAAATCATGTATTTGATAATATTAATCAAGTTCAATACTCTCAAGTTTATTGTGGATCTAATGCTTTCTATGCTGAAGTAACTTGGTATTATTGTTCTGCAAACTCAGATCAAATAGATAGATATGTAGTTTTTAATTATGAAGAAAATTCTTGGTACTTTGGAACTATAGAGAGAAGTATATATCAAGATAATGCTGTAACTGAATTTCCAATTGGTGGAACTTATTTTCCTAATAGTACTGCTAACACAATTAGTACAATTAATGGTCTAACTTCAGGTCGTACTTTACTTTATAATATAGAAGATGGTGTTAATGCTGATGGAAGTGCTATCGTATCTTACATAGAATCAGGTGATGGTGATATAGCAGATGGAGAAGAATTTAGTTTTATAGATAAAATAATACCTGATTTTAAAAGTCAAGTTGGTAATGCTACGATTACTTTAAGAACAAGAGATTATCCAAACGATACAAAATATGAAAGTACGAATGTTGTAGCTAATTCTACGACTAGGTATAGTAGTGTTAGAGCTAGAGGTAGACAAGTTGCTATTCGAGTACAAACTAATAATTTAGGAGATAACTGGAGATTTGGTACTCTTAGAGTAAATGTGAATGCTGATGGAAAAAGATAAATATAAAATAAGACTAGCTCGTATCTCTGATGCTGTAAATATACGGGAATTACTTAAAACATGGTTAAAAGAAGCACCTTTTAACTTTGGAAATGCTAATAATAAAAAAAGCCTTGAAAATATTATATTTTACATTAGAAATAGTTTTGTTATAGTAGTAGAATACGATAATATTATTGTAGGAACATTAGGCGCTACAATAGACGAAACGTGGTATAGTGATAAAAAGTTTTTAAGAACTATATGGCTTCATGTGAATCCACGTTATCGAAACTATAGTGTCTTTCGTTCAATGATGATCGTATTGAAAGAATATGCAAAAGAAAATCGTTTAACAGCGATTTGTGAAATATTCCAAGGAAAAGAAGTAGGGCGTAAACATCTTGCTTTTTTAAAACTTGGATTTGATGTAATTGGAGGAACTTATATAATCAATGGGTAGTATTTTTAAACCATCAACAACTGTAGTACAGGCACCACAACAATCTACAACTACATATGATATTCCTGCTTATTTTAAAGAGATTCAAGAAAGAACTTTAAGACGTGCTGAAACTGAAAGTCAACAACCATTTCAAGCTTATACGGGTCAACGTATAGCTCCGCTTACTGCAACAGAACAACAGGCGGGTGATATTTATAGTCAACAAATTTTACCACAAGCAGGTCAATTAGCTGCTATTGGTGCACAAACATTTACACCAGCGATGGCACAACAATATATGAATCCTTATGAGAATCAAGTTGTGACAAGTGCGTTAGGTGATGTAGAGAGAGCATATCAAGGTCAACAACGAGCTTTATCAAGTCAAGCTATAGGAGCAGGCGCATTCGGAGGTGGTCGTGAAGGAGTTCAACGTGGTGTACTAGGTGGAGAATATTTAAGACAAGTAGGAGATGTTTCCGGAAGATTACGTCAAGCAGGATTTGAGTCAGGTGCTCAAAGATTTGCGGCTGATAGAGCTTCTCAATTAGGATCTTCTCAAGCTCAACTTGCTTCTCTTGCAGGTGCTTCATCGGGACTTGCTCAATTTGGAAGTCAAGAAAGAGGAATACAACAAGCTGGATTAACTGAAGCATTTAGAGATTTCGTAGAACAACAAGGATTTGAACAAAATCAAATTAATCAAGTTATCGGTGCATTAGCAGGGGCTCCAATAAGAAGTTATGGAGAAGAAAGAACTGGTTTCACTTCTACACCAATGCAAGGTCCAAGTCCATTTGGTCAAGTTACAGGAGCTTTAGGAGCAATAGGTTCTATTTATGCAATGTCAGATATAGCTTTAAAAAATAATATAAATCTAATTGGAAAATCTCCATCAGGTATTAATATATACACATTTAATTATAGTGGTGATGATAAAGTTTATCAAGGTGTTATGGCTCATGAAGTACCTCATGCTTCTATCTTTAATACAGATGGATATTTAATGGTAGATTATTCTAAAGTAGATGTTGAATTTAAAAGAGTTAATTAAATGGAAGAAGATAAAAAAATTGAAGTATATACAGGTGATTCATTATCCAATACTATTCCAACTTCTAATATTCAAGAAGATACAGTATTAAAGGGTGAAGATGCTTTAAGATCACAAGTTCAAGCTGATCAAGAAACACAAGCTGCTGTTGAAAGAAATAAAACTGAAGAGAATAAAGGATTAACTGGAACTCTTTCAGATTTTGGAAGTTATGTAGGTAAATCTTTAAAGAACTTTGCAACTGAATTTCCTAATAAAATAGAAGAAACTTATAATGATCCTAAGAGAAGATTTGCTCTTATGTTATCTTTAAAGACTATAGATGAAGCTTCTCGTTATAAACCATTAACTGAAGCTAGAAGTCCATTAGGACAAATTGCTAAAAACGTAACTGATGTAATTTCTGAAGATGTAGCTCAAAGACAAAAAACAAGAAAATTAGATATAGAAGATATAAAAGCTACAGCTGCTCTTATGAAAGCAAAACAAGGTCCTAATAGAATGTATGCTTCTCCAGCTGAAAAAGCTATGGAAAAAGATATTGAAAATTTTCAAAAAACAGAAGATATAAGATTAGGATCAAAAAATGTATTAGAACAAAGATTTAATTTAATGCAAGCTGCAGCAACTAAGGGTCAAACACTTCCAACAGGACTTGTTGAAGATGCTCTACTTCCAGTGAAAGAAGTTTTACTTTATTTAAAACCAGAAGATAAAAATAGATATGAAAAATTACTAACTGATTATACTGGTAAAGATATTAATAGAATGAGCCTTCAAGATCAAGTTACGTTTCAACAAGAATTAAATTCTCTTACAACTCAGGCGGCAATTGGATATGCTAAAAATTTATATCCAGTATCAGAAAAAGATTTAGAACAATTATTTAAAGGGTTTGGTAGTGGAAGATTAACTGGAGAAGCTTTAACAAGATTAATAGCTTCTCAAAAAGCTACTGATGAATTTGCAGATTTAAATGCTAAAACATATTTTGATCTTATTAAAAAAGATCCAGGAAATCTTCAAGCTAAACTTGATGCTAGAAAAATAGTTGAATCTCAATTAAAAGAACAAAATGAAAAATTAGCCAATCCAGAAACACTTAAAAAACTATATGGTATAAGTGATCCTAAACAAGCTACTAATTTTCAATTATCTACAGCTAAATATTATTCTCAAATAGCTCCAACAATTCCTAAAGATAAAGATATTAATTTATATTCTTCTATAAGAGAAACTAGAGAAAAAGATGTAATTCAGCAAAAACAAATAGGAGATCAAATTTTAAAAGAATTTAATCAAAGTAGAAAACCGGTAAAATAAAATGGCTGAATTTACTCAAGAAGAGGTTTCTACTATAGAAAGACTTGTAGGAGAAGGTGGATACTCAGTTCAAGATGCTCAAGATTTAATTAAAGGTAAAAAAACACCTCAAACTATATTTGAATTAAAATCTCAAGGACTTAGAACTATAACTGATGATTCAAATAATTTAGATGGTTTTGATAAAAAATTAGGAGTAGATACTTTAAAAAAATTAGAAGAAGGAAATAAATCATTATATAGTGATTCGCAAGGTATTGTAGATCCTGATACAAGTGTAATGACTAATTTAGCTCCTAGTTATTGGGATCAAGTAAAAGCAAG